TGCATCATACGTAAAATTTCGTCTGAATGTTCTGTGCTTGTGTTTGAAGTAGTAACTGACTTACCATTATCATCAGTAACAGTTAAATTGTAATGTTTACTCATTTTTCATCTCCTGAGATAACAGAAGGACTTGATTTTTCTTCCTTATCCATTTGTTCAGGTGCTGGGTCTCTTTTTTCTTTTGGACTTAATTCATTTTCTTTTGTTTCCATCTCTTTTGGTGTAAGAGTTTTTAAGAAATCATCGATAAATGTACGTCCATAGTTTTTACCTGCATCTGATTCTGATTTTTCTTCGGAAGTAAGTAAAGGTTCTGCATTTTCATCTTTATCTTCTTCCTCTGTTGGTTCCCATCCTTCAGGATGTACTGCAACATGTTTAATATGCATACACAATTGGTCTGCTAATTGTTGACGTAAGATATCGGCTGATACAGGATAACCTGTAACAACATCAATCTTAGATACTTCTGAATTTTCTACATCTTTGAAGAACATAGGATTTTTAGAGATAGGTGTTTTTGATGTTTTAGACATATTTCTTAAATCGTATTTGCCTAAAAACTTTTCAATTCTATCTTCTGCGTTCTCATCTATATCACAACAAAAACGTAGAGTCATTTTATGCTCTTTTTCTGATTCTGTTAAAAATTCTTTAAAACTTTTCATGTTGTACTCCAACGTATAATCTTATTTATCATTTTTGTTACTTTTTACTTACTTTCTTTAGTGGCCTCGTCTGCAATCTTCTGTGCAGAGGCGATTCTTTTCAATAATTCGTTTCTATCGATATTTAACGTGCCTTCTGCGGTGATTTCCTCATCAGATTTAGTAGTATCCCTGTCTTTTTGGTGATCCAGCTTTGCTTTCTGTAATTGAAGATTAATCATACGTAATTTTCTATCTACTTTGCTATCTTTTGCCTCTTTTGCAGTTTTTAGCAGTTGATTCGCAGTTTCTAGTATCTTTGCACCTGCATGTACTTCGACATTCATACCTAATTGTAGTAAATCTTCAAATGTTTTCAATGCTTTAGCATGAATATCGTCCATTTCTCTATCATGCTCATTTAAGTCTGTAACAACAGGTAAGGCCGCATCGATTTTTTCAGTATTCTCGATTTCGGTATTTAATAATTCTGTTATTTCTTGAGATTCTTCGATAGTAGGAGTATTTTCTTCATTACTATCTTGTTCTTCATCGTTAGATATATTAAACGTTTCTTCTAGTTTCTTAGTCATCAGTTAATACCTTTCATTATTCTATTTATATTAACTTCTAACATTACTTTTTTCTTCGTTTAACAGGCTTGGGTTTTCTAGCATTTTGATAGATATCACCTTCGTTAAGAACACGAAAACGCATACCTCTTTTCTTAGCCCAAGAAGTTGCCGCGTCCCATTTAGCAAAGTTTTGTACAACTGCCGCCCTGTCTGTTCTTCTTTTCGCAAACTCTGGATTAGATTGTGTTGCAGGTTTTATTTCTACTAATTCTGCGTTCTTGTTTCCTTTTTTATCCATATATACAATTACAAAGTCTGGTACATATGCAGTTACTTTTCCATTTAAAGGATTTTGATAAGTTATCTTACAAGGTTCACTAGCCCAAGCAACTACACTTGGATTATCATCACAAAAATTCATGAATGTGTATTCCCAACTACTTCTAAAGGTAGGTTCACCCTTGCCAGAATACTTCTGTGGGTTTTTTATAGTGTATTTTCCTTGATGATATTTTTGTCTCATTCAAATATAGCCCTTGCGACATATTTATTTGGTTTCTGAGGTTTTACTTTACCTGTTTGATAACCAAATCGCAAAGTACTATTAATTACGAATGATCCTAAGTCGTTTAGTTTGAAGTCTGTACTTACTTCATCAACTAATGAATAAGGATTTAGACCGTAAGCCCTTGCAGTATTGGTTAACTCTCTAGCAAACAAATTGGCTTTCTCATCTGTAAAACCTTTTTTCTTTAATTTAGCTTTTAGTACATCAATATCAAACGCCATTATCTAATCCCATTTGTTAAATTTTTTAAATTAGCAATATTCGATTGTGCATTATTTAAAACTGTGCTTGTAGAGTTAGCATTTATATTTGAAGGAACAGTTGTAGTTTGTATTTGTCCACCACTTGCAGTTCCTGAGTTAAGAATGCCGTCTCTAATTAAGTCTCCTGCGATACCAAATCTACTCTGAGATGTTTTACTTAAGTTTTGTAAAGTACCTACGTTAGTATTTCCTAGTATTCCTTGTGCCGCTGAATCTCTTATGTTACCCCAATTTATACTTCTTCCATTGAAGAAAGCATTTACTAATTCATTTTTTATTGCCCCACCTAAATTACTTCCACCATATCTTCCTGTACCACCATCATAAGTATTACCTAGATTAGCAAAATCTGCCACTTGAGGATATTTTGTTTCTGGTACAAAAGGATCAGCAAATCTTTCATTTGTTGGAAGAGCCTCTACAAAGCCATGTCTTGATATAGCTTCTTGAATTTCTTGTCTTATTATATCAGCCTCTCCATCAGCATCTGGACTTGTAGTTGCTGAGAAAGCCAATTTATTATTAAGTTTTGCCAACTCATCAAATTTTTGTTGATTTATAACGTTATTTTGAGCATTAAATTTTTGTCTACTGTTTAATGCTTGTTGAAATTGTGGATTAGTATTTTGTACAAAAGTTTCATTACCTTCAAACTGATTTGGACTGATTAATTCATTTAGTTTATCTGTTAAAAATTGAGTTTTGGCTGTAGAATAGTTACCACCTTCTACATCACTTATAGCAGTTTCTACTTCGACTGGTAAACCATCCATCAACCATGTTGGGAATGTTACTTCTTCTGATACTGCACCGAATACAACATTTTCTGGTTGTAAACCAATTTCTATTGTTCTAAGTTGTCCATCTGCATAATCGCTAGGACCAAATGTTATATTAGTTACAATAGGATTAATCAATTCAATTTTTTGTATTGCGCCAGACCTTGGAACTGTTCTATCGTTTTTTACATTTTGACTTTCGTTACGAGGATCTCCTTGGTCAGTAGTTCCATCAATATTGCCAAAGAAATGAAATATTACTACTTTCTCTAAACTATTGTGAAATGACTTTCCTTTATTTGAAAATTGTCTTCCTTGTACTTCATCTGGATTTGCATTTATTGATTGTTCAATATTTGCTGAGTCAGTTTTCATTGTTCCATTTCTGAAAAACTGTTCATATAATCCTTGAGCAAAATCAAACATTTTTCCATCGACTATATCATACATTGATATTTGAACTTCAGGATAATCCATACGTGTAGGAATATAAACACGTTTACCATATCTATCTATTGGAACAGTAGTTGTGGCAACTGAAACGCCACTTACGCCTTTTGCGAATTGATTGAACGGAAGTTTTTTGTTAACGCCTTCTGAGTCATGAAACTCAAGATAAAACATATCACCCGTTTTAGGGGCGAGTGTAATGGGTCCGACACCGCCGAACCCAAATCTGTTTTTAGCGTTCTTATTGTCTTGAACGACAATATTACCTTGCTTATTCTGTCCACCTTGTTTGGTATTAGCCATAATAGCTTACCCCAAATTAACCAAGAATGCTTGAATTATTAACGAATGTTGTATCAGGCATAATTTCAGTATCAGTGAATACCGCATTATCATATTGTAATGTAAGTACGATTGTTACTGGATCTGAAACCGAATAATCTGACTGTGAATAATCTGCATTCTGAACGAAACAACCTTCAAGTTGCCATTGTTCGTTAGGGTTACCTGAGTTACCATCTAAGATTTCAATTAGAGTAGAAAACTTATAGTTAGTACCTGCCGCCGGACCAGCTTGATTTCTGTGGTTCAACTGCGATTGTACTTGTCTACCAACTAGTTTTGTTAAGTTGTTAGCTATATCATCACGTAAAGTAATTGTGATAGGTTCCCAAGTGTGTTTACCCATCATATACATACGAGAGTTATATGAATCTACTGGAATTGATTCGTGAGTGATTTTAGGTCTCGTCACGTTCATAACTTGTCTTGTGAACTCAGTAGTGTTAGTTGCTACACCACCGAAACCTGCAACTTGTACACGGAAACGATAATTCAGTTTTGGCTGTAGAATACCTGAGCCAGTAACTCCATCACCGGAATCTGTAGGTACACCGAAAGTATTTAATGTTCTTGCCATTGTTTTGTCTCCTAAAAAGTTTCGAAACTTCTTTGTTTATAAGAGTATTTATCAATTATGATTGGAATTAAAGTTGTAGTTAATAAAAAAGCCCCTTATTTCTAAGGGGCTTTAATAAATTTGTTAGTTTCTCTGCAATTATGCTAGAGATTCACCTGTATTTCTAATACGTAGTGGGATATAGATGAATTCTACTGATTTAGCTGGTTGAATTGCTACATCAACGTATAGTTCATTTCTATCGATACGTGCTGGTGTGTTGTTTGACTCGTCACAAACTACTAAGAAGTCATATAAACCTCTGTTTGTAACTAGTTCACCACAGAAACGTTCTACTGCATCACGCATGTTATCACGTGTAATCTTATCGTTTTGTTCGAATAAGAAACCACGAGATAGTTGATCCAAGTTGAAACGCATATAGTTTGTTAGTCTTGCAACATTAATACGGTCAAGTGCTGATGCAAATGCCTGTGTTGTTTTCTGACCATAAACTACTAGACCTTGATTTGGAAGGTCTGCGATTGGATTGATACGACTTGTGTATAAAACATCTCTTTGACCATTGCTTAGTTTAACTTGTGTAAACTCATTTTCATCATTTACATAACCAACTCTACTTGCATTAGTTACTACACCACGTGTCAAGCCCGCTGGAGCAAACCATGGGAATGATACTTGGTCTGAGAATGCAATAGTACGTAGTGCGACCGCTGATGAAGGGATAACAACATCATTACCTGATAAGTCTGTAGATAGACCATGTGGGTAATAAATGCCTGCATATGTTTCTGCAGGAGCGTTATCAGTTGCCCAATTTTTAAGAGAAGTAGAATCTGATTTCAATGTTAGTGGTGTATCACCAATAACAAATGCGATTTCTTTCTTATCTTTGTTTAGTGCAATCATTTCATCCATTAGTTCTGGGTATCCTGGTGATGCAATCAAGTTGAAGTATACGGCTTCTGAACGTATACCATCATTACCTGCGACTGCCGCCTGCATAGCTTCCACAACCATGTGACGTTGTGCATGAGCACCGAATTTTCCTGAGCCATCTAAGTTTGAACCTGATGCCCATTCCCATTTATCGCCTACATATTTTTTAACATTGTATGTAGAGTAATCCATGTTAACTAGTAACATGTTTTCTGGATATAATTCTGCGTTTGGTGTAAGTGAGTGTTCAGTACGAACATTGAAGTTACCATCTGCATCATATGGAGCATCGTTTGAGTAATGTCCAAATACAACACCGTTAAGTGATGATTGGTCTGCATTATCTAACTTGACCCATTTTCCGCCATCCCAAACATAGATTGCTGGGTATGGTAATTCATCGCCGTCGACCCATAAGTCACCCGTATTTAATGGACTTGTTCCATCTTTACGAGTTGTTGGCATACCAGTACGTAACTGTAGTTCTTGTCCTAGTAAACCATCTGCGTCTTCTGACCATGCATATCTTTGCCAAACGTTTGATGTACCATCATATACACATTTTAGAACTTCCATTTTTAGGTCTGGATTATACCATAAAGTACCATCAGTTACAACACCTGTTGGTTGTGTAGCTTTGGCTTCGTATGATAAATCTGCCCAAACACTATCAATAATTGTAGATGATGCAAAACCCATTGCTCCAAAACCTGATGCGAAAACAATGTTTAATTCTTTTCCATCTGATTTTGTAAATCTGATTTTGTTTGAACCTACTTTTTCAACATTAACGTTTGCACTGTTTAGTGCGGCGCTATTTTGCATGTTGATTATTAATGCATCTAATGTTGATGCGTTTGGTTGGAATCCTACACCTTCGATTGTGAAGTCTGCACTAATCGATGTTGTGCTTGGAATTGTTCCAGATGTTATTTGTGTTTCTGCTTTACCAGTGTGTCTACGTAGTTCAACAAATCCTTTTGTTGCATCGTATCTAGCATATACATCGCCAGCATCGATTAAATCAACACTTGCTAAGTCATCTGTAGAATAGAACGGTGCTTGAACTGCCGTAAATAAACCTGATGATGCATCATAAATTGATGTACTTAAATCTGCTCCACCACCTTGTTTCGTTAAACGAACATAAACGTTACCAGTTGTTAATGCTGATGTACCGTCTGATTGTGTTGTAGGTGCAAATTTTGAAAATTGGAAATCTGCTGATCCTGTGTCGCCTAATACGACCCAGTTTACACCAACTTTTTCCCAGTATGTAATTTTTGCGGTTGAGGCTACGATTGCGATATCGCCTGCTGAACCATATGTGTTTGTAGGTGACGCAAAACCGTCTGCGTTAATGGCCTCGACATTTCCTGTTCCAGGTGCATCTGTCAATACTTTTGGTGTGTATGCAACCCAATTGGTTCCATCATGTTTGAAAATACCAAAAGCAGAAGATGAAGTGTCGTGCCAATAAGTTCCGGCTGTGATTGCTCCTGCAGGTTCAGTTGTTGTAGCTTCTAACTGTGCTAAATCAATGTTCGCTCTCATAACATAGGCGTTATTTGAAACTCCTAGATATTGATAAGCGGACAATAATCCATATTCACTAGTTTCTGCTCCTTGCACAACTGAGCCGCCAACTTCATAGAACTTAGGTTCTCCGAAAGTCTCAACTAATTCTCGTTGTGAAGAAACAAGATATGCAACACCGGCATTTTGCTCAA